TTTGCTTCCAAGATAGCACTAGAGCTGCCAAACCAACTCTCTGTTGCATAATGTGCATTGGCTTTCATGGCAGCGCTTGATGGTGAAAGAGCCTTAAGGATGGATGCAGTTGCTTGTAGAAAGCCACCTAACGCTTGAACAAACATTACCGACTTTTTATCCAGGCCGCGAGTGGAGGCAATGAATTTCTGGAACTGAGCTATAAGCAGTTCGATACCACCTCCGGAGCCCATCAACTTTGCCATAAAATCGGACACTGCTGAAATGTTTGTTGCCATCGTTTCCCCGCCAGTGCCGATCGGGCCCCAGGAGGGATTTGCTGCGCCTAATAGACCGGCTGCTGAATCTGTAAGTGCGCCAACAGCCTTTAGAAGAGCCGATATCGCCTCCATTTTAAACTTAAATGCTTTTGGATCTGATATCTGTATTTCATCAATCTTTTTTATGGTGGGTATAACATTACCTGTAATAAATGCGACAAAACCCATGATCGCTGCAAGACCTAGTAACATGACACCACCGCCAATACCCCAGCTGGCGAGAATCATCGCACCTACTGCTGCAGCTATTGGTATCATAAGACCCACGACACCCAAGAATACACCGAATCCAGTAAAAAACTCTCCAGTTGCTTTTAGTCGTTCTACTTTGAATAAGCCGAGGGCTAGTGTGAGGACAAAACCTAGAGCGCCCATCGCGGCCGTCATGACTCCAATGGCTTTGAGACCCATGATGATGAATGGCATTGTTGCTGCATTTGCAAATGTGGATACCCACAGGGCGATCTTCGCTGCGCCGGCAGCTGCAAGAAGTGATAGACCAATAACTGCAAAGAAAGATCCTACGGCGATTGGATCTAGATCTCCGGAAGCTGATATTCCCCATGCCACGGCAAGACCCATTACGACTAGGCCCCCAACTAATACCGCCATATACCCGGCAGTGGTCATAACGGCAGGCATCTCAGCCGATAGTGGGGTAGCCATAAGAGCCATCGTGGCTGCTAGTGATTTCATCGCAAATACAGCGGCAAGCATCCCGGCGATTGCTCCTATTAGTCCCGCGGGTTTCACGGATTGGAGAGAGAAAGCTAGACCTATAAAAAGCGCGGCCATAGGTACAAGACCCAGTGCTATTAATGTGCCCATCATAAGCGCGGTGCCTAAGGCCTTTACGATGGCCCCGACGGACCCGGCCGCTAAAGTGGCGACCACACCCCATAACGACGTAACTGCACCTGCCATGCCGGCGTTGGCGGCGATAACTGGAGCTGCTGTTGCAGCAGCCATCATGCCCATCTTTATAGCAAGAAACTTAAATGCGCCAAGTACAGCAGCACCGCCCGCAGCTTGAACGATACCTACAACCAAGGCTTTCGCAATGATATACTTAAATGCAAGTTCCATAACCTTTAGAAGCTTAGGCTTAGCCCACTTCCATGCAAGGGCAACGAGCGTCATTAAGGCAGGACCCATTATTTTCCATCCATCGACAAGTGCCGCGAATATAGATTTAAAAGCGTCGCTAAATGCACCACCTATGCCGTCGGTAATGCCTGAAGAAATAATACTTTTTTTACCTTTTATGACATCTACCAAATATAGGAGGCCGTCCTTGATACCGTTTGCTACAAACTTGATCAAGAATGCCATCGATTTACCAATACCTCTTATCAGACCTTCGAAAAATCCCTGGAGTAACTTCATCGCGTTACCTTTACCAGAAAAGAATTTCCCGAATTCTTGCTTCATGTCTTTCCACATCTGCTCAGGTGAATATTTACCTTTACCGGTAATAGAGTCTTTAAACTTCTTGAATATCCCTAATAAGCCAGAGTTTCCTGCGGGTAAGCCAAACAGCTTCATGAAGTCCTTAGGATCAAATAACTTCTTTAAGCTTTTAGTAAGACCCATATCTTTTATAAGCTTACCCATTATCTTTCCAACTTCTTTACCGAAATTGCGGAAAACACGGAGTGATGCGCGGATATTTCTGAATACTTCTCTAAACTTAGACCCCTCTATTGCTCCTCGGCGGAATCCTTTAGCAAAAGCATCGAAGAAACTCTTCATACCATCGCCACCTTCGGTCATCTTCTTGATAGCTTTTGCTAACTCTAGCATGACCTCTTTTTCTGACATCTGAGCTTCTTGGTTACCCTCTGAAGCTGCTTTGATCTCATCCATGGATAGACCAGCATTCTCAGCAGAAAGAGCTGCCTTCATCATGGCATCATCCATACCATATAAGTCTTTAAGCGCCGACTTCTGGTGACGATTCATATCCTCTAAAGACTTCCCGGCAGAAAAGAATGCTTCGCGCATTTGGTCAATAGTATCAGCAGGGTTTTCAGCTCTTAGAAGCTTTAGGGTATCTAGCTGTATTCCTAGAGTTTGATTTAATTCTGAAACTGCGGATTGTGTGCTGTCAAAATCAGAAAATTTATCCATCACGCTCTTCAGACCTTTTATATCTGTGCCTAATTTACGAGCGTACACTGAGGTTTGTATCATTTCTTCCTGAGATAAGTTACCGAATGTTGTGAAATCCTTACTCATCTCAGCGAGATCTTTTGTAATAAACTTTGCGCTAATACCAAACTGTTTTGCTGACTTTAAAACCTTCTTAGACATATTGACTAGGTACTTGTCTAAGGTTTGGCCCGCTCCACGAGCATTTAGTGCAAAGTCCTGCATGCTTTCAGAAGAAATATCAAGAGCCTTAGTAATTATTGCAGACTTTACCTTGGCTTCTCTACTCATCGTCTTAAAAGCTTCAGCTGCGGTTGGGCCGGCTTCTGCAAGAATCTTAACTGCTTCACCTAAAGCTTTCGCTAGTCCGTCTTGACCTTTACCAAAAATTTGAGTTAATGATAAGCCAGTACCAGCCAAGTTGCCTGCTTGCTCTTTCATACCCTTGAACAGATCTACAGCTGCTTTACCTTCGCCAGTAGCCAGATCTCCCAATGTTCCACGGGCATCCTCAAACGCTTCCCGTAACGCCAGACCAGCGCCAGCACCCTCATTGGCAGCGTCAACTAAAGCCCCGAGAAGACGAAATGGGATCGCTATTATTGCCTTACCTACCTTGAAGGCAGCTTTGGTTACAGCAAAAAAAGCACTTGCCATTGACTTTAGATCCATTAAGCCACCAGCAAAGCCCTTAGCTAGCCCCTTAAACATTCCAAGACCCGCTACATGAGTACCCTTGACTTTATTAGCGACATTGCCGAATCCTTTCGAGACACCCTTAGCACCTTCTTCTGCTTTCTTAGCACCCTCTGTCATACCATCAGCCATCTCTTCAGCGGCGTCAGAGGCGCCACTCATGGCATCTTGGATCTCGTTTAATCGATCAGTCATGCCGTCAAGATCCTTACATTCCATGGCTTTACACATTTCCATGGCGGTCTTGACTTGATTTGATAATATTGCGCTATGCTGCGTTAAAAGACCATTTCTCTTCTTAATGGCTTCATTGATAGCTGCGTTCAGCTCTAGTTGGGATTGTAGGTCGTTTGAATCAGCCATAGTACCCTCACATCATATTCAGCATATAAATATCCCGAAAAAAAAATGCTCCTTAGAATGGCCAAATAAACCCTATAATATTTTGTAGTTTTTTAGCCGCAGTCCTCTTTTTCTGAACCTGCTTTACTATTTTAGACATATCTGGGGTTTCGTGTAATTGATCATGTAGCTTTTTTGACTCGACTAAAGCAGAAGAAATAGCTTCAACGAGATCATGTGATCCATTAAGCTTTATTGTTTCAAGGTCACCCCTGATATATAGCGCACATTCGGCAAGAAATCTTTTTTGATCTGACATTTTTAACACCTCGTTTTTAATTAGGTGAATCTACGGAGTTTTGCCGGCACTTGACTCCTGTGGCGTCCTTGCATCTCTCTAGTATGGGCATCATTTTGGTGGGCAGCCCTTGTAGATGCATCGCCATTCCTACTATTTGCATCTTGAATCTCTTTATTTAGCCTCTTAATAAACCAGACTCTTTGCCATATTGCTATATTATAGCACGCTTTATAAGAGAAACCGCAATAATACATTAGAGCGAAAGCATGCTCTAAAAATATCTCTTTATCATTCGGAGTCAGGCCAAAAAAACGTGGCACCCATGGGAAGGCGTACCTCCGAATGTTCAAGACATGAAGGACAGTCCATCCATGATGTCATGTCAATACCGGGCTCGTTATTATCAATATGCTTCCTTAAAAACAAGGAGTCTCTAGCTGGCATATTTCGAACAAACATATCAATTTTAGTTTTATCAGATATCCCGTTAACAGAAGTAAGTGCATATTTCAGTCTTTGTGTAACTAAATTGTCTGATTTTTGTCCCTGCTTCTTTGCACGCTCAGAAGCTATAGCAATTTCTTGTTCATCATGTCCAGTCAAAAACTTAAACCTTGCTGTTACGCCAGTCCGAGGAAGCTTGACCTCAAAAAGATTAGCACCTGGCGAAACGGGATCGATTCCAAGACGCTTAATTGGTAGCTCAGCTAAATCAAAAGCCTGCTTTGATCTCTCGCTGCAAGATGGACAGTCAACTTCCACCTGATAACTTGAGCCATATCCAGTAATTCGAAGCGCAGTCATAACTGCATTTCTATCGCCAGACAGCATATTATCAGGATCAACCCTCTTATCAATCATACATGATCTTAACAAGTGGGTAATGACAGTACCCTTCTTGATCAAGGCTCTAGATGTTAGGATGTCTTCTTCACGGGCTGTCATAGACCGAATATCAACAGTCTCACAACCATGTAAAGGCGATTCAGCGTCATAAGCTCTACCAAGCGATGGCAGAGGTACACTTTCGACTGGTATCTCAAACCCAAAATCTTCTTGCATTACATTACGATGCGGAATCGCACCCTTCATCGATCCGAAAAGCTCGCTTCTCTCTTGAGCGCTAGCGGGCTTCGGTGTATTATTGTCTTCTGACATATTGCTCCTCGTCATTCAATGCTAATAAAAAAATAGAAAAAACACTGTGATGTAAAATTAATAAAAAATGAGAAAAGATAAAAATAAAACTGCCTCACGTAGTGAGGCAGTTTGATGCTCTTGTTTTAGTGTTAGTTAAATTAGCTTCTAAAGATTAGAAGAACGAATTATGATCTAATACTAATATTAGTACTGGAGTACACAGTTGTCAAAGCGGATGGTCAATGAAATCTCAGCTGGATCTTCTGACCCATAGTCGAGATCACCAAAACCTGCTGATGTAAGGAAACAACCCTTCATATCCCAGAGCTCTACAACGGTCCCCACTGGATCTAGCAGCTTAAGCTGACAATCACGCTTATAGAAATCAGCGTAACCACCACGGCCTGATACAGACTCATAATGAGTACGTACCCACTCCATGACCTGTTGTGCACCAGAGGGTGCGATTGGATCATGTAGCGTACAGCTAACTGTATCAAACTTGGTCTTGCCAGCAATGAATCTACTACTATTCATATAGTTTATTTCTTGCTCCGATGTATTAATCGTGGGCCTGTTTGCGGTCTTGATAAGGAAGGCATCTATTCCCTCAATTGCGAAGACCCACCGAAACTTTCTTTTCGGCTCAAACTTATTCGGTAACATATCAGTGACTGATAGTGTTTCTGCCATTTTTATTAACTCCTGTTTTTCAAATCTCTAAAAGAGCATCACTTTTTTTAAATATCCATGCCAGCATTTGTTACTACAAAATCTAGCGAAATAAATTCAACTGAACGAACTGGCTGCAAGAATATCTTACCTCTTACAGTATTATTTTCTACATCGGCCTGAGTTGTTGTTGAGGTATCAATCTGAACCTTAAACCTCTCTAGGCCTTGCTGCTGCTGAATCCTCAAGAGGATTGGCTCTACAGCGGCAGAAAATGCAGCCAATGTCGACTCCCTATTAGGCTCGAACAAGAAGGTATCACCAACCCGCTTAACCTTTCTACGAATATCGATCAATAGACGACGAACATTAACTCTATCAAGAGCACTTTGCGCTGCGAGTAATGTCTTTTGACCGAACACTACGGTTCCCGGTGAAGACGGGAATGAAGCTATCGGATTAATGTCATTCTCATAAAGGGCATCCATGTTCGCTCTAGAAAGCTTAACTTGCGCTTCCTGTACATTGGCCATAGAACCTCGTGTAAAGCCCGCGGGTGCGAACCATGGGTGTGCCACCGAATCATTCAACCCAAAGGACCCCAGGACCGACACGGTTGGCGGAACTCTAAAGATATTCCCACTCCTTTTGTCCCTATAGAGAACATCAGGAAAATATGCAGCCCCAAAAGAAGAATCTAGGTTACGTAGCTGAAGCGCGCTTACAGTGTTTGTAACATTAATATCCTGCTTTGAACCAGTGACCCATGAATCGAGGTTATCTTTTTCTTCTACGTCCATTAAGTAAAGGGCGTCGAATCTTTCCTCTGTTGCTTGGAGAGCATAATCAGTTATAGCTTCATGACGCATTCCTGGAATTGCAAGAAGGTTTACATCTGCATCGGCCTTCGTACCTAGAATGTCTATAGCCTTACGAAATGACCCGATTGTTGAACCAGCGACGCCACCCTGTGCAGTTGCGTCAGCCATTTCTCTACGAGCTGCTACGTCTGACATCTTAAATTCTTCTTTATCTAGGATGTTAAGTCCATCATACCCACCTTGTAGTGGGAGCGTAAACTTCAAGAACCTTCTAGCAGAAGATTCACCAAAGTCTTTATCTACACTGATCAATCTGCAAGATGTTGTCGCGGTACCATCGATATCGAATTGAGTTGCTGCGGCACCCCCTGCAAGATTTGCCGGATTTACGCCGGCACCTTGGAGGATCATATCACCAGTACCGTCTGTAAGCACTATACTGTTTCCAGCAGTACCATGACTGTCGGCTGTCACTGTAACGGTTTCGGCAGTCGCTTCTGCTGTAGCTTGTATTCCCTGTACGCCGGTGAGTACAGCACCATTTGTATTACTAGAGAAGATAATATCATTATCAGCATCCTGGATGCCGTTTATCGCCAGTGATATCTTCGTCGCGATATCTATATCTGTTAAAGTGGCTGAATCGATCTTGATCGTATTAGCAGCTGCGACGGCGGCGCCATTGGAAATATCAAATGTAACAGCTGTACCAGAGCCACCTGCCGCGACTGGCACGAGGATTGTAAAATCGTCTCCAGTAGCAAAGGTTGTTGTCTTTATGACATCAGCCTTTGTTGCCCTTCCCGATTTAGCAAGATCACCTAAACTCCCATCTCTGCGATATACTGCTGCTGCCCATTGGGCGGCAGATGCTTTATCAGATGTAGATGTAACAACCTGAATCTTCTCGAGAGAAAATAAGTCGTTATTAAATTTATCAGCGTCGTAAATCGTACCGGCGCTGATTAGCTTTCCCTCATTATTCCCTACTAACGCAGCTTGTACGTCTGTAAGGTGATTAGGGGCCCACTTTGTATAAGCTGCTATTATTGGATCATGAGCAACGTTTCTATTAGGTTGCTTAACAGAATCAATGAATTCCCATTGGATACCCCAGTAAAGAGCGGAGTTGATCTTCTTCTTTTTACCTGTCCCGGTAGATAGTGATCTACGCATAGGGATAGGAGGCTCTACTATCTGTGCAGCTGGATCGAATCCATCGGCAATAAGACCCTCTGTCGGTCCAGTGAATATTGATGAGCCAGAAGTGACTAGATGTTGAATGCCTCTAAAGCCAACTGGTAAAGCCTCGGCGGATATCGTACCATCTTGAAGATTTTTAGATGTCTCAACACGAATGTAGTTAGAAGCGTTAGGATAAGCTCCATCAATAACTAACTTCTGCGCGCCGACCGCTTTATCAAAATCAAAGTGCATACGCTGATCGCCTATTACACGAGGTACAAACCTCTCGCTATTTGGATCCAAGCTTAATCTCGTAAACTTCTCTAAAGCGATAGGATTAGAGTCTGAATCTGCAAAGCTTCTAACAATAAGGTCAAACTGCCCATATGGAGCAACCTTATTCTTAGACTTGACTATATTCTCTATAGATATCTTCACCTTTGTATTACCAATGGCACCATCATCAAGAGAGTGTATCCTAAATAGGTTTTGTCGGACACCACCAAATTCTTGAGAGATCAAGAAGGGAGAAACAGCAGCTGTAAATCTTGTTACGAAGTTTTCGTAATTAGGGATCGTAGCGCTACCAACATTTCTTCCAAGCGATGAAGTTACTAGAAATGCAATATCTTCATTAACTACACCAGAGTTGGTATTAAATGACCGAAGACCGAGGGTATCGGTTCTTGTATCAGAGGCAAGATCGTTATCCATAAAAGCAGAGCCCGTAGGAACAGCCATCGCTGTGTATACAGGAAAGTCGGCGTATAAACAATGACCGGCAGTTTGTACCTTTTGCGGATCTGAGTTTAAGACATTGGCGAGATAATTCGGTGCTTGAGGATCGAACGATGCCGTTAATATTGTTGGGTTAGCAGCAGTGTGCGTATGTCCATTTAAGTAAAGGACAAACTCTTGCTTTCCAGATCCTATATTAACTGCGCCTCTTGTAGAGCCGGCATTATCAGAGAAATCGTCACCGAAGATATTTGATCCAGCTAGCTCGCGGGCCTTAGAAGAACCGAGCGGAACATTGTTGCCCGACCAGTTACCGTCACTAACTCTAGATGCAGAAAGTGCCGGTACCACACCTGAAGCAGCAAGAAGAACGCCTCTAAGCAGAATGTGCTGATTCACTGTGGAACCTACAGCATTAGCAGGATTTGCTACAAGATCATCACCTGCACAAATCCTAGCCAAGTTTAACGTTGTTGAAAGACCGGCGTCTGATATGTAACCACTGTCTAATGAACCTGACATGCTACAACCGAGCATCCAGGCTCGACCGAGAAAACCATTTGCATTTTGGCCACCGGCGAGTTTCTTGGGACTTGCACCGGCCGCCTTTGTAACCGGAGTACCATTAGAGTTAGTTAAAACAGTGTCATCACCATCGTCACCGACTTGTCCACATGTGATCGTAACAACCGCATCTACCCTTGTTGCTGTTAAGCCCTTTACACCAACTCCAACAATACCTCTTGTGCCGCCGTTTGCAAAAGCAATATCACCTGCCGCGTAGGTACCAGCATCGGGCTGGGCGCCTGCTGGGACTGTACCGTTAATAGCTTTCACTAAAAGGTCTGCAAGAGTATCGGCAGCTACGGCTTGTCCGTTGGCATCTCGCCTTATTTCTATTGAATTGTCTGCAGAGGAACCCGCACCGGTCCTATAGAGTATTGTAACATCACCGGCGTCGCCAAGCTGGCTTACTGGAACATTGATGGTAAAACGATCACCATCAGCAAAATTTACAGCGCTCGCTGTTAGATCAACGGTAGCCTTTGCTCCGGTAGTAGTTGATCCAGCATAGGGATTATCACCAAGATAACCAGCAAGTGCCGTATCGGGTAATGGAAGTTGTTGACCAACGACAAACCCGGCATTCGTTACCGTACCGTCAGCGTTTCGCTTTTTTCCGTTGCCGGCGCCAAGGGTTCTTATAAAGAGACCCGCATTGCGATTTCTTAGCCACTGCTGTATAGCAAGTGGACCAAATCTGTCGGCGCTGACGCCACCAAATTTAGCCATGAAATCTGCGAATGTAGCTACAGTGACAGGAACGAACGCAGGTCCCTGTTCGGAAATCCCAATAACGCCGGCCGGAATACCGGTCGGTGGAGTGGAAGTTGGACCCGTTAAGTCGATTTCTCTTGTAGAAACCCCGGGACTTTTGAATATCGTTTCAGCCATTTTGCATCGATCTCCTGTTTAACTCTCTTTTTAAATATCAGTCTTATTCAAAACTCACACCGCTGTTTGTGATAATAAAATCAATTGCGATAAATTCGATAGCTCTTGTGGGTACAACCACAATCTTACCGTTGAGTCTATTGTTCTCAACATCTTCTGAACTGTTGTTGGTGTCGTCCATAACAACTTGGAACATCTCTATACCTTGCTGGGACTGAATCGTTGCTAGCAACGGGGTAACTTGAGAAATAAATCTTCCTCTTGTCGCCGAATTGTTTGGCTCGAATAGTAGTCTATCAGCTACAGCGACAACCTGTCTTTTAACTTCAAGCAACATTCTTCTTACGTTTACTCTATTAAGTGCTGATTGAGCTAGTTGCAATGTCTTCTGTCCAAAGATAACATAGGTACCATCAGAAAAATTAGCTATTGGATTGATTCTAGCATCATATAGCGTGTCTCTATTTCCGGCAGTTAATCTAACGTCTGTATTGACAACTTCTGCTAAACCGCCTCGATTAAAGCCGGCAGGTGCGAACCATGGATATGCAACTGCGTCATTATAACCTAACGCGCTTAATGCAGGAACAGTCGCAGGTACCTTTACAGCTCGCTTTGTATTTGGATCCGTGATAAAGACATCAGGAAAGTATACTGCTGAATAATTGTTATCTACGGCCCGACTCTCAAATACCTCTGCTGTCTCTTGGACATCAGGTACAGAAAGAGATGCGCTAACGACTAGTGATCTATCTTCATCACCAAAGATTCTTGTAGCATCCTCAGAGTATGACGGTATTTCCATCAAGTATGTAGCTTGACCATAACTTCTTACACTGTCGGCAGCAAAATCAGTAACGAATGGG